CAAACCGCAGCCAATAATACCGACATCAACAGCATTAACCTTGCAGAAGGTATGCTGCCGTCGGATGTGAATAATGCCATCCGAGAGTTGATGAAGCAGCTTAAGGACTTCCAAGTCGGCGCACAGGGCGACGGCGCAACATTCTCGTCTTTGAACCTGACGACTACGGCGTTGACCGTACCCAACGGTGGTACTGGGGCTACGAGCTTCACTTCTGGGGCATTGCTAAAAGGCGCGGGAACTTCTGCGGTGACCACGGCAACGGCGGGAACGGACTATGTTACCCCTGGCTCTACCAACACCTTTACAGCCGCCCAAACCTTTCGCGCCGCAAATGCGATTCGCTCCGAGGCCGCAAGCACGCAAGACGCTATAGTTGTTGCTGGCCGCGCTGGTGGTACAAGTTCTTATGCCGTCACCCTAACCCCGGCAACACTAAGCGCAAGCCGTACCGTAACGCTGGCTGATGGCGGTGGTAATTACACAGTTGGCTACCAAAATCTTCCTGCTGTGGGAACCCAAACAGGATCTTACACACTTGCCACAGCCGATATTGGTAAATATGTCCAAGTAGGCTCTGGGGGTTCTATCACTATTCCTGACGCTACCTTTGCCGAAGGCGATGTAATCTCTATCTTTAATAATACAACCGGCAACATTACAATTACTTGCTCGATTACCACGGCTTATATTGCTGGCACAGATACAGATAAATCATCTGTGACATTAGCAACTCGTGGTGTAGCAACTGTGCTGTTTATTTCATCAACGGTCTGCGTGATTACAGGTAACGTAACATGAGTGGAATAAATTTGATGTTGGTTGGTGGAACTAAAATAGTTTCTCAAACCCTAGAATATCTTGTTGTTGCTGGCGGTGCTGGTGGTGGTTATGACGATGGTGGTGGAGGAGGGGCTGGTGGATTTAGAACAGCTGCTGACTTTACATTTTCTACTGGCACAACATATACAGTAACTGTTGGCGGCGGTGGAGCAGGATCTACAACTGGAGGTGTTAAAGGAGCCAACGGATCAGATTCTGTTTTTGGGTCGATTACATCTACTGGCGGGGGCGGCGGAGGTCATAACTCTTCCGCTGGTGAAAACGGCGGGTCTGGCGGTGGCGGCAGCTACTGGAATGGAAGTGTTTATTACCAAGGCGGTACTGGAACGTCTGGGCAAGGAAATGACGGAGGTACTGGAACATTTCAAGCTGGAGGCGGAGGTGGTGGCGCATCTAGCGTTGGAGGAACAGGGTCTGGCAGTAATAGAGCAGGTAACGGCGGCGCTGGAACGGCATCATCAATATCTGGATCATCAGTAACTTATGCTGGCGGTGGCGGTGGCGGGACGGAGGGCAGCCCTGGAACGGCAGGAACTGGCGGCGCTGGAGGCGGCGGCAACGGAGGAGGACCGAATGGCAACGGCTCAAACGCAAGCCCCGCAAACCGAGGATCGGGTGGGGGCGGGGGATCAGGCGGTTCTGGGCGAAACGGCGGGAATGGAAGTTCTGGAATTGTAATTATTCGCTATGCAGATACCATTCCGGCGGCATCATCTACAACTGGATCGCCAACAATAACAATTTCTGGTGGCTATCGCATTTATGAATGGACTGGTTCCGGTTCAATTACGTTCTAAGGTAAAACATGGCTCACTTTGCTCAATTAGATGAAAACAATGTAGTAACGCAAGTGATCGTTGTTAATAACAATGAATGTCTTGTGAATAGTGTTGAAAGCGAAGATGCTGGTATTGCGTTTTGTCAAAGTTTATTTGGCGGCACATGGAAGCAAACTAGCTACAACGGCAATAAGCGCAAGAACTATGCTGGCATTGGCTTTACTTATGATGCTAGCCGCGATGCGTTCATACCACCCAAACCGTTTAATTCATGGGTGCTAGTAGAGTCTACCTGCCAATGGGAGGCTCCGGTTCCGATGCCAACAGACGGTAAACGCTACTCATGGGATGAGTCAACCACTTCTTGGGTTGAGGTTGTAGCATGACCACAGAAGCCACAAAACACGCCGTAGACGCCGTTTCTGTTATTACGGTAGTCGGAACCCTCGCCGAGATCCTTCCGGCCGTTGCAGCCCTTTTTACGATTATCTGGACTAGCTTTCGGATATACGAGACCAAAACGGTTCAGGGCTGGCTGAAAAAGAAATGACCACAATCGCTGCTCGCGCTTCTACGGGAGAAATTGCCGCAGATAGCATGGTGAGCGGCGATGACTCCTTTTATCTCGTGCAAAAACTGAGACTTGGCAAGGGTTCCATATACGGGGCTTGCGGAGATTGGGATAAATGCTTGAAAATGCTACAGGTTTTGGAGTCTGGGGGAGACCTCGACTCCGATACCGACGTGACCGTTCTTGAGCTTCGATCTGATGGCCTGTGGATTTACGAGGGGACCATCATACCGGCGCGTATTAAGAACGATTTTTGGGCCATAGGAACCGGAGCGAATTTCGCCATCGCAGGGATGCACTTAGGTCTGTCTCCTGCCGAGGCTGTAAAACTCGCTTGTCAGTACGACACCAGTTCACATGAGCCTATAGACGAAATGCGCTTGGGAGGGGTTCGTGGCAGGAAAAAAAATATCGGATGAAGCAATAATCGAGGCGTTAAAACGACTTGGCAGTCCATTGCACGCCGCCAAAGAGTTGGGAATGGATGTCACCAACGTCTACAAAAGACGCAACTCCATTCAAAAGAACTTGGGCATTAGCCTTCCAAGTTTTAATGCAAAGCAGGAATCTGTCGTAAAGACCATCATTCCTGAAAACCGCAGGATCATTCAGCACGAGGTACAAGATGGAATGGTATTTGTTGCCTCTGATTGTCATTATTGGCCTGGGGAAGTCACTACAGCGCATCGGGCGTTTATCGCTCTGCTCAAGAAATACAAACCACAGACCATCATCCTTAACGGGGATGTGTTTGACGGCTCTCGAATATCGCGGCACGAGCCACTCATGGGAACCAACCCACCCACCCCCAAGCAAGAAATCGAAGCCTGCCAGGACCGATTAGATGAGATACGCAACGCTAGTAAAAATGCTAGGTGCTTGTGGACTTTTGGTAATCACGATGTCAGGTTGCACCGCTATATTGCTATCAACGCTCCTGAACTCTCCGACTTCCAAGGACTTTTTGACTACTTCCCCGGCTGGCATACAGGCTGGCGAGTAGACATCAACGAGGATGTGATCGTCAAGCATCGGTGGCATAATGGGGTACACGCAAACTATAACAACACGCTCAAGTCTGGACGCAGCATTGTTACAGGACACCTTCACCAACTCAAAGTAACCCCGTGGTCGGATTACAACGGGCGACGATACGGTGTGGATACGGGAACTCTTGCAGAGCCGTATGGTGAGCAATTTGTATATACAGAAAGTAACCCTGTGAACTGGTGTTCAGGGTTCGCTGTGCTGACGTTCAGACAAGGAAAACTACTACCACCAGAGTTGTGCGAAGTCATTGACGGAGTGGCCTATTTCCGTGGGGAGGAAGTTTAGGGAGAATAAATTGTGAGCGACCCGATAGAATCAACACGGGCGGCATTAGGAGGTATAAAAGAGGCCATAAAAGTTGGCCGAGAGATCAAAGAAACCGCCAGGGAAGTCAATACCTTCCTTGACGAAGAAGCAAAAGCCAGGGTCGCATGGAAGCGCAAGCAGCAACAAATGATGCGCCGTGGCGACATGGTGTGGATGGAGGCGGTGGACGAGTACCGCATCATCCGTCAAATCCGAGAAGCAGAGCAGGATATGTACCGGCAGGTTGAACGCGAGTTTGGCCGCTCTGCTGTATCCGAAGTCAAATCCCTCATCAATCAATTACGCAAAGACCACCGGGAGTTGAACGATGAGTTCTACCGCAACCGTATGCAGGCAAGACGAGAGTGGGGCGGCCTTTTGCTCGCTTCTGCAATCGTATATGGAATTCTTAAAGCAACTGGAGCTATGTAATGCTATCTTTGATCTCTACCCTTGGCGGCTTGCTAATATCTGGCTTACCGAAAGTCTTAGACTTTTTTCAAAACAAGTCTGACCAATCCCACGAGTTAGCCCTCGCCAGACTGCAAAACGAAATGCAGTTGCAGATGGCGGCTCAAGGTTTTGCGGCCCAGGCCAAGATCGAAGAGATTCGGACAGACCAGATCGCCATGCAGTCGGAAGCCCAGATGCAAAACGCCGCGCTCGACCACGACAAAAAGATCATGGATAAGGCAAGCAAGTGGGCGGTCAACTATGTGGCTACCGTCCGTCCTACCGTGACCTACATCTTCGTGTTGGAACTGGTCCTTATCAACATGGGCCTGGTCTACTTCCTGCTGTTTAAGCAAGGACTTGGAACCCTGACCGTGGACCAGTTTATCGCCGCTACTGACCTGATCTTTTCCGAGGACGAAATGGCAATGCTTGGCGGAATCGTGGGATACTGGTTCGGGTCAAGAGGATGGAGCAAAAAGTGACCATTGGACTATACGCGGTTGTCAACAAAATCAACCGTAAAGCATATGTTGGAAGTTCTGATAATGTAGAACGCAGACTTCGCCATCATAAATGTTTTATCAAAAATCATAACTTTCGTTATTACCAAGGTTATGCCGATGACGCAAAAAAATATGGTGTTGACGGTTTTGAGTTTAGGTTGCTCAAACAAACAGACACCATCGAGGAAGCCAAGGAATTAGAAACGGCATTTCTTGAGTGCTTTATTGACGATCTTTATAACAAAGCTCCAAATGCCAACGGGGCGACCGGCGTTAAACGTGATCGCGAACTCTATGTCAAAGGCGCTGCAAAACGATTGCAAAACCCTGACTACACCAAGAATTTGAGCGAAGCCTGCAAAGGCAAACGTGCGCTAATTACCTGCCCCCATTGCGGGGTAACTGGTGGCGGTGGAAATATGCGCCGTTACCACATGGATAAGTGCAAAAAGAAGTGAGAACCTCTGAGAAAGGCATCCACCTGATGCACCAGTTCGAGGGGTATCGTGACAAACCGTACCTGTGCCCCGCCCATCTTTGGACGGTGGGCTACGGAGAGGTGCTCTACCAAGACCAAATTCGCCTGCCGATGGTCCGTAAGGATGGTTATACTGGCCCGATTCGCAAGGAATATTCGTTACGAGATGCAGACAACCGTACCTGGTCCAAGTCGGAGATTGAAGAACGCTTCAAAAATCTCCTCATTAGTTTTGAGCGTGGTGTTCTTCGACTTGCTCCCAATCTTGCTGGGCGTCAAGGCTTATTTGACGCTTGTGTCGCTCTTAGCTACAACATCGGCGTCGGAGGGTTTCAACGCTCTACACTACGCCAGCGCATCCTACGAGATGAACCCCTGGATAGCATTGCTGAAGGTTTTTTAGTCTACACAAAGGGCGGCGGCAAGGAGTTACCGGGACTGGTCCGGCGGCGCAAGGCTGAGGTGGCGCTCTTCCTTGGCTAACTCTAAAATCCGGTCTTTTAATTCGTAGGTCAGTTCAGGCCCATGCTTGAGCTCAAACTCATCTAGCCATTTCCTTCTCTGGGCTTTGGTTCTCATCTTCAGCACATGACGGGCCAGCCCCTCTATCTTTGCCTCGTGCTGGCTCATCACCACTTTTAGGATTTCTTCCCTGTTGGCCGAGAACTCAGCCATGGCGGGCGTATTCGCCGTGTAAAAGCTCTCTTGCTGCTCGGACCGCTCTTGCCGCAGCTTTCTTAGAAGTAAACCTGCCGAGATAAGTTCTTTTGCCATTCGCGCAGACGTGTGCCTCGTAAACCCCTTTTTTTCGCTCGTAGACGCCTTTTATGTTGGTCTTGGTATGGGGGTAGCGGCGAGCGTTCCAGAGGTTCTGAGAGCAAATTACGGCCCTTAGATTGGATATTCGATTATCGGCTTTCTTGCCGTTCTTGTGATCTATCATCTCAGGGAAAACCCCATGATGGTAGAGCCATACAAGTCGGTGGGCAAAGTAATACTTTTTGTAGATGGCAATTCGGATGTAGCCCTTGCCGGTAGGGGAACCCGCTGGTTTGCCTGCGTACCGCTTATTCCACATCTTGTAAGCGTTGACCCGCTTAAAGTCCTCCGGCGGTCTGTTGCGCCAAAACAACACCCCGCGCTTGTAGATAAACAGCCGCCTTACAAAGTCCTTATCCACGCTTATCGTAGTTCTGGATAATCCTCAACATATCCGGTGGACGCCACCCCGGGGGCTTCTTAATTTTTCCGTGGTCGTCCCGCAACACAGTCCCCAGCTCAGGATCGACTTTTCTTAAGTTTGTGATGGTGACCGCATCCCACCCCTGATCGACAGGCAAATCCATCACTCTCGCTAAACCTATCAGTACCCAAATGGTGTCACAGATGGCATCAAGGGCATCTGCTTTTGCAAGCTGCTCGTCTTGCAAATTCTCAGCGGCGTGGTAGTCCGACATCGCCTGCTCCAACTCTCCGGTCTCTTCCCGTACTAAGTCTAGGTAAAGCGAAACCTTCTTGGGGTCAGGCCCGTGTCCTGCTGCCTTCATAAAGGCGTCTACGTCGTAAAAAATGCTCATGGCTCACCTCAGAAGGGTAGATCATCCGGAACATCGTCAAATGTCGGCTCTGGCTTGGGCTTTTTCTCCCTCGGCTCCTGCACCTTTAGGCTTAGAAACTTACCGCTCTTGCCTTCCCGTACCCAGGCAGCAAGTTCAAATTCCTTCCCGTCCACGTTGATCTTGCCCTTGTAAGCTGGAGCCTTTTCGTTGGGCGATTCGTTCTTAAAAAGTATTCCAGAGTTGGAATAATCAGCCATTTCTTTTCTCCTTCACGCGGTAAGCCGCAAAATGTTTCCCGTCCTTGTGGACCATCTTTGTCGCCACAATGTAGCCCATATTTTTTAAGTCTTTAATCCTCGCGGCCAGCCGCAAGCACCTACACCCCAAGTAAGCATCGAGCGGTGTAATCCACTTTCGCTTACCCTCTTTTAGCACCCATTCAGTCTGTGTCATTGTTGCCCTCCTTTGGCAGCGATATACAGCCCCACATTCCCTAGGCTATAGCCCAAAAAAGCAATGCCCAGGCCCCAATTGTGAACCCTAAACAAATCCACCGCGACAATAAGATAAACAATTCCGATCCCCGCTATTAACCACGACGCCATTCAAGCCACCCCGATAAAAGCATTACGGCCATGATAAACAACCAAAACTTCAGCGGCCCCAGAGATTCCCAATCCACCACAAATACGGTCATTGCATCTCCTTTTCTACGTTAGCCAAGAAAGCCTGAACCTTCTCTAGCATTTCGTCTAACTCGGATTGCTTGGGTTCAAATCGCACGATAAAGAGTTGCTTGGAGTCTCGGACCCTGTTGTCAAAACTTACAAAGTCCACCCACTTCCTGCCCGTACACAGCAGTTGGCAGATCATCTGTCGCTTGTATTGTGTTGGAACTTTGTTATCACTTCTGTAGCGCAGGTGGGTTGAGGTTCTTGGGCATTTGATTTCAATAAGTCCGTCATCTCCGACCAATCCATCAGGAGAAGCGCCAAAGAACGGGATCGTGGGGTGGAGCCAGAAGCCCGTCTGGGTGACAAAAGTCCCGGTGTGGGCTTCGTAGGCGGCGCGGGCAACGGGTTCCATTTCGGTTCCCCGCTGCATATCTGCGCTTGTGTAACTTTCTTCAACGGTCTGAGTTTCCCGCTCCGCTACCAGTTGCCACAGTAGATTTTGGTAAGCCGCCGTTGTTTCAGCAGCACAGAAGTCATTAGCCCGTGATGCTGTCGCACATCCCAGTCTGGCTTGGAGCCACTCTGGTGTGCCTTGAACGATCTCTTTCGAGTTCACTTGATAATCTCCTCTTTGCGTTTATAAGTTCACTTTCAAGCCTGTCCACCGACATCCGCAGTCTTTGTGCCACGGTATGTTGTAAATGGTACGGATACATTATAAAGCGGGCTTTTAGGATTTTGCGGTATTTTTCTGGAAGTTTTCTGACCGCCTGTTCAATTATTTCCCCGTCTATCATGTCCGGTTCAAGTCTGGGTTCCTCGCCCTCAAAGACATCTTCGGATTCGTAGTTGCCCTCGGCAGAGGCGGCGGTGGTGCGAACCTCGGGGCCAACATGACCCCAGGCGCAGTACCAGGCCCAATTTTTCAGTCTTTCTTCTTGAACCATAAGTCGTAAAGCTCTGGCCGATTCTCCCGAATCCAAGGTTTCGCGGATTCTATAAGATTCTTGGCGTCAAGGCCACAAGTTTGGCTGCCCACATGGTGAACATAGGCGCGGGAGATAAAGTGCCGTTTACCGGCTTTTTGGAGGTCCAAGCAGTTCACATCGTCCGAATACCAATTCAGGGGCGGGAAGTCGATCCAGTCACTTTTCTGGATGTAGGCACAGATCGGCGCAATGACGTCGGTCTCAATAATGGAGTTCTCGGTCTCGTAGCGAAACCAACTCATCGGTCCTTTGCCAATCCGAATGTTCTGGTATCCTCTCGCGTAGTCGCTTCGGCACGCGACCCAGCCGAGGGGGATGTTTTCACTTTTGAGTCTGGAAACGTCCTCGGATAGTGACTGCCAAGTCGTTGGGGTAAAGACAATATCGTCGTTACAGACCACCACCTCGTCAAACTCCTGAAATGCTTGTTGCACCACAGCATTGTAGGCATCCCCAAAATTGGTCGCCGTATTATCAGAAGTGATCGTGCGGTGTCGGGGAAAGATCATCTTGGAACCCGACAGAAATACGGTCACATCCTGGGGCACATAAGCGGTCACAGAGGCCGCAAGGGTCACGAGACACTTCCCGCTGACGGTGGCGATTACGATGGCTTGCACAGTTCTAAAACCTCCTCTAAAAGCTCTTGCTCGGTAAACCCGTAGTGTCGAACAAATCCCTTTGTCCCAAGGCCGTGGACGCCAGTTTTTCCGCGATGGTGTTCAGGACATAACCCGATTGTTTGAAAGTGAGAGCTTCTGCCCCATCCCTGACCGGCACGAATATGGTGGATTTCGCATGGAGTTCCTTCGTAGCCCAACCTTCGACACACCATACAGCCGAGTTCGGCCACGCGATTGAGGTGCTTTTTTTCATCTTTGGTCACCTAGATCTTCCCATGCTGTTGCTGCCACAAGCGGTACTTGTCCATTTCCAATGGCTTTAAGTCTGTCCACCCCAGCGGCCACCCCATCAGCCACTCTACCCACATCGGGTTCAACTTTCCACCAACTTGACTCGGCAATGACTGAAAGCAATGAATACCCCGATCTCCCATCCTTTTTACAAAAGTTTCGCTCTTCTCCCCATTGCTTGTGTCGCTTGCTTTCGGTGTCAACCACATCCTTCTTCCAACCATTGTTTCCAGGTTTGGAAACCTGTTGTCTGCCCACGCTGATTCTGGGGTTATCGTTGCCGCCATCGCAGAGCAACTGCGTGGTGTTGGCCATTTCAATAATTTCTGGTTGCGTTGATTTACATTTTGGACATCCAAATTTTGTAATTCTTCCTGTTTCAAATTCGTATCCACACTTTTTGCAATAAAACACTTTTTTTCCTCCTCTAATCCAAATTCGATCACGTTGATGCGGTGCGCCGACATCGGCTGCTCCCAACACTCCCCACCGCGCATCAAACCCCATCGCGGCCAAGTCTCCAAGAACGGTTCCAAGCCCCCGAGAAGTGAGCATTGGTGAGTTTTCCACGAACACGAATCTTGGTCGTACTTCGTGAATGATCCTTGCCATTTCTCGCCACATTCCTGATCGCTCTCCGTCAATTCCTGCGCCCTTTCCGGCTGCGGAAATGTCTTGGCATGGAAAGCCGCCAGATATGACGTCAACAATTCCTCTCCACGGTCTGCCGTCAAAGGTCTGAACGTCATCCCAAATCGGGAAACTCGGGAGAAGTCCGTCATTTTGTCTTGCGGCAAGTATGCAAGCTGCGTAAGGTTCCCACTCAACGGCGCAGACGGTTCGCCATCCAAGCAAATGTCCCCCAAGTATTCCTCCACCAGCGCCTGCGAAAAGAGCCAACTCATTCATTTTCCTTCTGACCACATCTGGTAGTTGATCCGCATATTCCTGCAATCCTCTTGCGATAGGCTATAAGGTGGGTTCAGGTTTTTCGTATACATTACCGACACCAATTTCTTGCGGAATTGTTCTGGGTCAAAATCTAATAACTCTAAATAGCCGTCGCTGTGGTTGAACAAAAAATCCAGCGCATCCCTTGGTAATTGGTTCAGCATCTTCTTACCAGGTGTTTGGCAGGAATCTCGTACCGCAAGACTGACGACCGCTGACAACAATCTTTTACACGCTTCGTACTGCCCCATAGTTTTTTGTCTCCTCAGAAAAAACTACATGATGCTCGGCTGACCACTTTATAACCTTTTCCAGATAGTCTGTAAACTCGTTTACCCTAAGTTCTGACGTACTCGCTTCCAGCATCTTCATGCTGCCGTCGGGCAACTCCACCATCTTTTCCGGCAGAAACAACGCTCTCAGGTACTCATGCCACATACTCGGCTCGTATGCCTTGCCAGGAACCACTTGCTCTGAGATGTCGGTCAGTATGGCCCAGTAGTAGCGGTTCTGGTCCAAGGAACGCTTGGGTTTTCTGATCTCCAACACCATGCCATCCGCAGCAGATTCCACAAGCTGCTTGGCAATATCTCTATTTTGAGATGTCAGGATCACTTGATGTCATCCTCTGCCATTTGGCAAAAAATACCACACTCAATTGCTTGCTCTGCTGGGTAGTCACCAGCGTCTTTTGGAAGGTCTGTAAGCCAGATTCGTTCGCCATTGTGTTTTAAGATTTTGGCGTTAATCTTTTTTTCCATTTCTGCCATTCGGTTGAATTGGTCTGGAAAATCAACTTTGATCTTGTTCCAGTAACCAAGGCCACCTTTTACGCACCCAATACAGTTATTGTTTTGGTAGCCAAGTTTATACATTACAGGCAGTTCAATGCCAGCCCTTTGTAGAATCGCTAAACAGTCTTGTTTTGTAAGACCTTTGTCTATCAGGATAGACCATAGGTTTACATCGTTATTGGCATCTATAAAGCGATCAACTCTGTCTTGCTCTTCAACGGTGTATCCAAAAACTTGTATGTCGCCAGGCCGCTCAAACTCCTTACGCATTTCTTTTTTGAGCAACCGTGTGCATGGAGCACCAGCTACACCAACTATATAACGAGTCTTTTCAAAAACCTCGTAAATGCTGCCCTTGTATTTCTCATTACGAATAACCTTAATTTCTTGACCAAACCATTTTTCGCAGTCGTTTTTGAACCTAAGATTATCTGGGTGCTCCTCTTGGACATGGCAATACACAATTTCTAGCGGCGTTTCTTGCAAAGCTAGTTTTGTGGCTACAGCAGATGCAGCTCCACAAGAAAACCAAGCAATCGTTCTCATGCAGCCTTCATTGCCTGGCGCATGACTGCAACCTTAAACGCAGGAAAGGAGTCAAACTGAGATGGGTCTAGACCGAGTTCTTTTCCTTTGGCTTCGATTCCGCTTGCGGTTTCGTGCCAAGGTTTCTCGTTTACGACATCGGGCAAGACGATGGTGAGCTCATCTTCCCAACGCTCGCCGCGCAACCAAGTGGCCGGATAGGGAATAAACGCACCAGCGTTACGCATCCATTGTTCTGTTTTGCAATGCGCTTTTATGGCACTTATCAGCATCGTTAATTCTGGGCGCACATTTTTAGTTTGTTGCCATGCTTTCCTAGCGTCTGCCTTTGCTACCTTTTTCGGGTAATTCTCCCAAAACTCGTCAAAGCCGTCCAAGTTTTACCTCCTAAAAGACAAAACAACGACCACTAGCAAAATTTACATTTTGCCAGACCTGTAAGGAGATGTATCCCGTAACAACGGTACTCTAGGTGGCCTTACCCACGACTAGACGGATATAGCAGGTGTCGACCCTGGTCTCCGTGGCTACTTATTCCACGGCCTCTATCCCATCCCCGCCTTCTTCAACACGCTAGCGTTTTGCGCGGTCAGCGGAAATAAAAAAGCCCACATGAGTCTAGAGCGTGGCTCTTGGCATGAGCAGCATTGAAATCAATGGGACAGGTAGGAATCCAATCAACCTCAACACCACACACGCCCCAGACTGATGCGGGCTTGTGCTCCTACCTGACTATTGTTTCCAACGGCTGCCACACCGCTGACAACGCTAGTTTAACTCAACAATCTTGACTTGCCAACCATCTTTTAGCTTCCCCCAGCCGTGGACCTGCACCCGCCAGCCTGATCGGACCATCTCTGGGTAATACTCGTTCTCGACTATCTTCTTCTGCCGCGCTGCAACATTGCTACGGCTGGTGGTCTGGACTGCCAGGGTCTCCCCATGCCCTATTGCCAACAGGTCGATACACCCGAATAAGTCCTGCCGGATGCGGGCAAAGTGGTTCCAATGCTCCACAATCCAGACGGAATAACCCTGCTCGCGTAGTAGTTTTAGGGATCGCTGGGTAGGACTCATGTTGGTTTTATACAACAGTTATAAAGTGCTTGCAATCTTACACAGTTGGCGTAAGATTCTTACACGGCAATACCGCCGGTCCTGAGGAGGGCAAATATGAATTACGCAGAACGCGCATGGCTACTACCACCGTCAATGTCTATTAAAAAAGAGAAGCTGCTTACACAACTTTATAAGTGGCAAGACAAGAAAAAAGCACTAGAAAATCTACCGACAGAATGGACGTCTGAGCAAGAGCGCGAGTACGACAACATTCTGGACGAGATCCGCTTTTTGCAAGTCGAGATCGAGGTGACACTATGACCGCCGCTGAATACCACCAGCAGCAACTAGAGCAACAGGAGCAGGAGGATATCGCTCATGGCATGAACCTGAATCACGGCCGTTTCGTGGGTGTTGCGCGATTCATACGCGACAACGCAAAAAGCGAGCGTGATATCCAGGATGCCTTAAAATACATATTGAGAACGCTCGAAGATTACGAACAATTAAACAGGAGGGCGGCATGAATACGCTTGATTTACTGAAAGTCAATGTCAACGACCACACAGAAAAAAAGAATGGCCTGACATATCTCTCATGGGCTTGGGCTTGGCAAGAAGCAATCAAAGCTGACCCCAAAGCAAACTGGGAGGTCAAACTGTTTGGTGCGAATTACGACCAGCCGTATTGCAGGATCGGTGAAACCGCAATGGTATTTGTAGAGGTCACAATGTTTGACAAGACCCTACCATGCCAACTGCCGGTGCTCGACCACCGCAATAAAGCAATCCCGAACCCAGACGCATTTCAGGTCAATACCGCGATCATGCGTTGCCTGGCGAAGTGCATTGCCATGCATGGGCTTGGGCTTTACATATACGCAGGTGAGGACTTGCCTGAAGCTGACGCAGTAGACGCAACCAATTTCGTAGAACAAATCCGAGGAGCTAAAAATGTGGAAGAACTCAAGAACTACTTTGCATCTGCCTTTGCCGCAACGAAGCAAGACCCAATGGCGGTTGCTGCAATCACCGCAGCAAAAGACGCAAAAAAGCGGGAACTGGCTGCTTGACGGTTTAGTGTTTGTAGCGTGTTGCGTTACAGGCTACATGATACTGGTGATGCTATGACAGACCGTGAACTAATGCAGATGGCGTTGGATGCGTTGGAGCAATATAAAAATGTGGTTACGTCATCAAATGACCCAAAAGATTTTGGCGGGGTTGTTGATGGCGGTAAGCCAGCCAGGAACGCAATTCAAGCCCTGCGTGACCGACTAGCAAAGCCTGATCGTGAATGGGTTGAGCTGACGAATGACGAAGTATTTCGTCTATCGGAACGCATAGAGTGTTGCAGGTATTCTATTTGTGCGGCTGAAGAAAAATTAAAGGAGAAAAATAGTGTATGAAGCAGATCACGCAGTTCGTATTATCCGTCTTGGGAATCGCCTTCAGCACGAGATGGCGCGATCTTATGACCCGGACCGAGACACCATCGTTGCGATATGTCAGGAGATTGAGAACTCAGCACACGAAATCTATAAGTGGGCAAGAGGCATTGAAAGAGAGGAAGAGCATGGGTAGAATCCTTGACCCCGATTGGTCAAAGTTTGAGTATGTTCCGGCTGCCAAGACCGATCTCAGAGAATCAATGGAACGTTACAAAAGGATGGTAAGTGGAGCGGATCAAAAGTTACATAATGTCCAGAAGGCTAGTGACAGTAGAGGAAATCATGGACAGGTTTCTAGTGGGAAAGACAACGGCTTACAGAGCACTAAACTCGCTGTTGTCCGAGGGAAAGGTTAGGCGGTATGTCAAAGACCGAAAGCGGTACTTTCGTCCCAACCATAGCCCAAATCTCGGAAGCGGCCACCAAAGCATTAGGAAAGAAATGCTGTTTCAGTTGCCAGACTTGGAAGAACTTAGATCAGGGCTCAACACAAATTTATAAGAGGAACAGATGGAGATGCTTTTCGTGTCAAAAGAAATTGCGGCCATTATTGGGTTCGCAGGCTTAATTGTCGGGGCGATACAACTATGGAAAGGGGGTCAAAGTGAGAACAACTGAGCGCATTTACGAAATGGTGGCGAACGCTACCGAACCTGTAACCTTAAAACAGTTACAGGATCAGTTAGAGCTAAAGCCAGGAATCGTGTCTGGTTCGCTTGCAAGTCTGTGTCGGGCTGGCCGACTGTCGAGGGAGAAAGTAGAAAAGACAAACGGCAACGGACCAAAAATGCAATGGGCATACAAAACTGTTGCAATTCCGCAACAAAATAATGTAGAATCATCGGTGGAGTAGTGCGCCCTCCTCAGCACGCTCCTTCGAGCCCCCTCAGCCCCCCTCGGCCACAAGCCCTGGGGGGTTCCTTTTTGGAGAATCAAAATGTACGGTAAGAAAAAGAAACCCACCCCCGGCAAGTACGGCCCCAAGAAATGAAAGGCCCCGTCATTATGATCGGGCTGCTGGGTAAGCCCCGCAAAGGCGAGAAGCCTGAAGGCGGCTTGCTAGAGCCTGAAATGGAGCTCCCCGAGGCTATGACCGACGAAGCCGTCAACCGCGAGAACAAAGCGATTGCGGTGGAAAAGGCGGCTTACGGACCTTCTGACAGCCGTACCCAGCGATGCGGCAATTGCGAATATTTCAACATGGAATACCCGACTCTGGCAAAGGGTCAAGGGTTCTGTGAGGTCTGGGAATTCGTATGCTCTGACAAGAACCTCTGCGCCGCTTGGGAGTACGAAAAGCCCGAAGAGGAAGAAGAATCAGATATGGAAGGGGAAGATTAAATGCCGTTCAAATCCAAACAGCAGGCCAAGCTCATGTTCGCTGCCGCCGCCTCACCCAAGGTCGCCAAGGCGACTGGCGTCTCCCAGAAGGTCGCCAAGAAAATGGTCAAGGAAGTCCAATCTAGCCTTAAAAAGCTGCCCATGAAGGTCAAAAAGAAATGAAGCCGGTCTGGGAGAAAAAGCGTCCCAAGTCCCTCGGCAAGCCAGATCCCTTGTCCAAGAAGGAAAAGAAGTCTGCCAAGGCGATGGCCAAGTCTGCCGGGCGTCCCTACCCAAACCTTGTGGATAACATGAGAGCGGCCCGCAAAAAATGAAATGGGAAAAATATGATCGTGCGACTACTCGGAAGATGGCTGAATACAATCGTGCGGGTGGTGGTGTTCGCAAGCCCGTCCGGTCAGTTGCGGGCGCAAGCACCGGCGACAAGTACGACCGAGCCAAATTCATCTACAGAAAAGCCGCCCAAGCCCTGTCTGCTGGACACCCTCTCAAAGACAAGAACGGAGAGGCTACACCCGCCGCCCTCCAGTTCAAGCGATGGGCCGCCAAAGTCCCGCAAAACCAAGCCGACCTCCGCGAACTCAAAGCCCTCGGCGAAAGACTCAAAACCCGCTATAAACCCAAATAATGCACGCAAGCGCGTTACAAAGCGCAAGTGAGTTCTTTGCCAAACACCCAAGAGACTCGGCTACCGTGGTCGAGATCGGGTCACAGATCGTAAACGGCAGTCTAAGGGATGTCTGCCCAAAACATTACACCTACGTCGGTATAGATTACACAGCAGGAAATGGCGTAGATATTGTCCTAGAGGACGAATACAAGTTTCCGCTAGAGGATAACTTTGCCGACTTTGTGGTTACAAGCTCATGCTTTGAACACGCAGAAATGTTCTGGCTAACTTTCCTCGAAGGGCTACGAATTACAAAGCCTGGCGGGTTGTTTTACATCAACGCCCCAAGCAAGGGCGAATACCATGCCTTTCCGCAAGACTGCTGGAGGTTTTACCCAGACGCTGCTAAAGCCCTGTTAAAGTGGGCCGCAAGAAATGGTTACACTTGTGACCTGGAGCATTACGAAACGCTAGATAACCATTGGGGCGACTTCATTGCGGTGTATAAGAAAGCATGATTCTTAACCTCGGCAGCGGTAAGGACTGGATGCGGGATGCAATCAACGCCGACATCAACCCCGCAAAGAACCCGGACTGGGTGCTAGACATTACAAAGGTTCCGTGGGGCGAGCGCATTTCTACCAGACACGGTGAGCATTTGGTCGAACCAGGAATGTTCGAGGTAATCATTGCCAACGATGTCTTGGAGCACATCCCAGACCTTGTAACCGCGATGACGAACTGCAAGGAACTGTTACACGAAGATGGCGAGTTCCATATCCATGTACCGTACGATTTAAGTTACGGAGCTTGGCAAGACCCAACTCACGTTCGGGCGTTCAACGAGAAGTCCTGGCTGTATTACACAGACTGGCATTGGTATCTCGGCTGGAAAGACAGGTTTTACTTACAAAGTATGGAGTTCGAGTTATCCGACATCGGGGTCAAAATGGCCCAAGAAGAAGGATTGGACATCAACCAGCTTGCGGTAGTCCCGCGAGCAATAGACGCAATGAGAATCATTCTCACTAAGCAACCATGACACCACTAGGAACAGCTTTTGGAAGGTTCGATGCGCTAAAAAGGCGCTTATACGACCTTATCCAAAATCCGTCCCTAGCCGCCCAGCAGGCTTTGGGGGGTGTTGCACAGTCAGCACAAGAGGCCCAGGCATTACAAAACCAAGCCTTTGGTAACCCGCAGCGCCCATTTCAGGTTACAGACGAGCAAGCACTAGCAAGGCTTACAGACATGATTATGGGCGGTCCCTTGGGGTTTGCTTCTGCAGGAATCGTTAGCCAAAAAATTGCCTCAAAAGCAGCATCAAAACCAGTTAAAAGGTCAGATGTTCAAGCAGAGGCAAAAAATCTTGGGTTACCTGCAACTGGCAAAACAGAAGAAATACAAGAGTTAATTAGCATTGTTAAGTCTGACCCACGTTCTTGGAGTCGAGAGCAATATGATTTAATTCGCCCACACCTTGCTATTCATCAAGACTTTAGGCCAAGTAGTGCAGAAAGGTCTGAATCAATTATGAGAGAAGGGTTGCGTTCAGGGATGGTTGATTACTTAGAACCAATAGAAAAAGGGCAGTACAGTTATTCAAGAGGTTTAATTGGGTCTGATGCTTATTTATTTCCAAGTCAAGGATTGAAATATAAAAGTCCGACTGATCCACACCTTGCCCCAGGAAACATTCCGCTATTTAAGATTAGCCCACAAAAGGGACAAGACATTTATGAGGCAATTGTTACAACCTCCGAAAGGCGACCAAAAAATCTTACTGGCTTGTTAGAGTAATGTGGTAAAATAGAGACAACTTATCCCGAACAACCTAAAAGGATTCGGACATGGAAGAACCTAAACTAGGCGAAATTACGCAAAACAGAGGCAATGCTGGCAAGGGAAGGCCCCTAGGAAGCCCAAATAAGGCCACTACGGCTGTCAGAGAGGCTATCGCTAGGATGGCTGAGGACAACGCCGAGAACTTCGTAGGATGGCTAAATCAGGTCGCTACGAGCAACCCTGAAAAGGCGTGCGATATTTACCTGAAGGCCATCGAGTACCACATTCCCAAACTGGCTCGGACAGAAGTCACGGGCGCAGAGAACGGACCGCTCACCATTAAGGTGGTGACGGGGATATGAACATAGAACACTACAATTCGGTGTTCGGTAGATATTTACAGGTAGACCAGTCTAGTCTTGTAACGGGCGCAATTTATCTAGGAAACAATTACGCCAAAGCAAATGACTACTACGGAGGCTATCAAGGAAACTATCTCAAGCGTATTCGTGCTTTGTTTCCAGAAGCAAAGGATGTGTTACATCTTTACGCTGGGAATCTAGACGATACTGAGCTACCTGGCGACAAAATAGATATCAACCCACAAAGGGAAGATATTGTTTACGGTGACGCAAGAGAATTATCTAAGTTTGTAAGCAAGCAATACGACCTAATTGTTGCCGATCCTCCTTATGGCGAGGAAAGGCTCAAAGAGTATCAACAAAGATATGGCTGTAAGGCAGAAAGCCTAAATGTTAAACAGGTATTTAGAGAGATGTATAAAGTTACAAAACCAAACGGGCACGTTGTTTGGTTAGACTGGCAAAGACCTTTTTATCGTGGAATTGAATGGAAAGAAGTTGGTGCAATTCTTTACCGAGGAAGCACAGGCCATAAAGATAGAAGTATTAGTATTTACAGGCGAGTTGCATGACCGAGGTTCTCCTTGAAACCGGATATAAGCCAAGAAGCCAGCAACGAGAGATTCACGATGCGGTGGCAGAACACAGGTTTGTGGTGGTTGTCGCTCACCGACGCATGGGTAAAACTGTGGCTGCGCTTAACCAGCTTATCCACTCAGCCCTCCAATGCGACAAGCCAGACCCAAGATTTGCCTACATTGCACCAACTTACGGACAGGCCAAGCGGGTTGCCTGGGACTACCTATGCAACTTCACGCGACCGCTCGAAGCCACGGCGAACATCTCGGAGCTAAAGGTTGACTTCTACGGACGACGGATACAACTTTACGGCTCGGACAATCCTGACAGTCTTAGGGGCCAGTATTTTGACGGTGTTATTCTTGACGAGATCGGTGATCAAAACCCAAAGATATGGAACGAGATTGTCCGTCCTGCTCTCGCGGATCGCATGGGTTGGGCGCTATTTTTAGGAACGCCAAAGGGTGCTAACCACTTCAAAGACTTCCGAGACCGAGCAGAAAAAGAACCGGGATGGAAGTTACTTGAGTTCAAGGCTTCGCAGACGAGCATACTTCCGGAAGTTGAACTGCTCGCTGCCAAGAAAGAAATGGGCGAGGACAAGTACGCCCAAGAATTTGAATGTTCCTTTGCGGCTGCGGTCGAAGGTTCATATTACGCCGCTTTACTTAACGCTCTCCCGACCGAAAGATTTAAGGAATTTGCGCGGGACGATCTCTGTAAGACATATACGGCGTGGGACTTGGGTGTTGGTGATTCCACGGCCATCTGGGTCTGCCAGGTCGCGGGGCAAGAGCGTCGCTTATTTGATTTCGTGGAAAACCACGGAGTCGGCCTCGACTGGTATGTAAACTGGATCAAGAAGAACGGTTATACACAGGCAGAACACATCCTGCCGCATGACGTAGAGGTCAGAGAACTGGGAACCGGAAAGAGTCGGAAAGAGGCTTTGCAGGACTTGGGACTAAACATCACTGTCTGCCCGCGAATCGGTGTAGACGATGGGATACAAGCCGTCCGTAGGATGATTCCGAACTGCTGGTTCCACCCGAATGTAAAGCAGGGACTAGACGCGCTGCGTAACTATCGCCGGGAATACGACGAGAAGCGTAGCGTGTTCTACGATAAACCGCTCCATGACTGGAGCTCACACGCTGCCGACGCATTTAGATACTTGGCTGTTGGCATGAACCAAACCTCAAGCTGGGGCAAGCCAATCACTCCAAACGTGAAATGGATCGTATAAGATGAATGAAGAAACCCTAAAAGGCATACTCGAAGATGAGATAGACAACGCGATTGGCTATCTAGAAACCGAGACCACAGAATCTCGCCGCAAAGCTATCGAGTATTACAACGGCGAGGAGTACGGCAACGAGGTCGAGGGTCGGTCGCGCATTGTGACCCGCGAGGTGGCCGAAGCTGTGGACGGTGCTATGCCTGCGCTCATGCGTGTCTTTACCGCTTCCGAAGAGACTGTTGTTTTTGAACCACACGGACCGGAAGATGTAGACGCCGCAGAGCAAGCCACCAAGATGTGTAACTGGGTGTTCATGCGCGATAACCCCGGCATCTCAATCCTGCACACCATGATCAAAGACGCCTTGCTCTCCAAGACAGGAACCGTCAAGGTCTACTGGAAAGACGAGACCGAGGTCAACACCGAGAAGTACGAGAACCTTTCTGCCGAAGAGTTGGCACTCTTGCTTGCCGATGAGCAGTATGAAGTCGTCAGCCAAGACCAGCGCCAGATTGGGGAAATCCCTGCCCTGCCGACACCGGAAGAGATCGCGCTTGCCCAGCAGACCGGACAGCCCCCGATGCCCCGCATGGAGCCGGTGTTTGCCTACGATGTAAAGATCAAGAAGATGGACAAGAAGGGTCGGGTGGTCATCGAGAACATCCCGCCCGAAGAGTTCATCGTCAGCAAGAAAACCATTCAACTCAAGGATTCCCCGTTCTGCGCCCACCGCCGCTTGGTGACCCGCTCGGAACTCGTGGCAATGGGGTTTGATAAGGACGAGATCTATAACCTTCCGTCTTACGAAGATCTGACCTACACGCCAGAGCGCGTGGCTCGTTACTCCAATGGCGAGCAACCGGATGACGACAGCCTGGACCCGTCCATGCAGTTGGTGGAGACCTTCGAGGCATACATTCGGGTGGACTACGACGAGGACGGCATTGCCGAATTGCGTCGTGTCATCTACGCCGGAATGAACATTTTGGAGAACGAGGAGATCGACTACCTCCCGTTTGCCTCCATCTGCCCGATTCCGCTGCCGCACAAGTTCTTTGGACAGTCGCTGGCCGACCGGACAATGGATCTCCAGATCATCAAGTCCACGCTGACCCGTCAGATTCTCGACAACCTGTACCTGACCAACAACGCTCGGGTCGTGGCTGTAGACGGACAGGTCAACCTAGACGACCTGCTGACCGTTACTCCGGGTGGTGTGGTACGGGTGAAAAACCCTGCCGCCATCCAGCAGTTGCCCGTCCAAGCAGTCGCAGGGCAGTCCTTCCCGATGCTGGAATACATGGACAACATCCAAGCCAAGCGCACGGGTGTTACCGAAGCCTCGCAGGGATTGGACCCCAACATTCTGCAAAACACCACGGCTACGGCAATTGCGGCCATGCAGAACGCCTCGGCTGGAAAACTGGAACTGATTGCCCGTATCTTTGCTGAGACCGGCATCAAGGACATCTTCCGCAACATCCTGCACCTGCTCTGCAAGTACCAAGACAAACCCCGGGTCATCCGTTTACAAGGCAAGTTTGTGCCGATGGACCCCCGCGAGTGGGATACCGAGTACGACGTTACCATCAACGTGGGTCTCGGAACCGGGACCAAGCAAGAGCAGATGGCGATGCTTGGGATGGTGCTCCAGAAGCAAGAGCAGATCATTCAGCAGTACGGACCCGCAAACCCGCTGGTGTCCGTTGGGCAGTACCGGCAGACGCTAGGCAAGTTCATCGAAGCTGCTGGGTTTAAAGACTCAAGCCGGTTCTTTAAAGAAATTACGCCAGAGATTGACGCTCAACTGTCTCAGCCAGCGCCGCAACAGCAGGGTGCTGACCCCATGACCCAAGCAATCATGGCCCAAGCTCAGGCTCAGATTCAGGCAATGATGGCAAAGGCCGAAGCCGACATCCAAGTCAAGCGTGACAAAGCGATGGCCGATATTGCAATCGCGCAGGAAAAAGCCGCCGCAGACATTCGGCTTAAGCAAGAACAGTTCGCCGCAGAGACAAGACTCGAAGCCACCAAAATTGGCATGAACATCGCTCAAGGAATGTAAATGGCAACATATACCGACCAACAGATTTCGGATTACATCTCCCAATCCGGGATTACAGGCAACTATCAAGAGATTGCTCGCCAAGCCGCTAATGCCGGTGTTTCTGCCGAGCAGATGGGTCGTGTTCTTGGTTTTAAGCCGTCTGATGTAGTGGCGTACACCTCCAACATTGGGGTAAACCTTCCGACCTCCCGCGCAACTCGTGAAGAGGTCGTTACAGACGCTTATCTGAACCAGTACGGTCGTGCGCCTACGGACGCAGAACTTGAGGGTGGCGTCAATTTCTTGGCTGGAGGAGGTAGCGTCCAGCAAGGAACCGGAAACCTATCGCGCTCGCTTGAAGGCTACAACTACGATGTTCAGGACATTACGGCGGCGTTCCGTCAGGTCTATGGTCGCAACCCCACACAAGATGAGTTTGTAAAAACTGCCTCTAGCCTAGGATTAGATAATGTAAATCGTAATATCTTGCAATTTGATTCCTACCAAGACGCATTGGTCAATGAGGTACTGCAAAACAATCTGCGGGCAAACCCAAACAACCCAGATGCCGCTTACCAATCCACAATCCGTCAGGCATTAAAAGAAGGCGTGACCGTAGATCAACTGGCACGCGCTACCGGATTTGGTGCAGATGTAATTCAAAAGTATGCCGCCGCAAACCAATTAGGCCAGCTTCAAACCTACGAGGCTTTGCGGGCTGCGAACCCGTTCCGCACCTCGGCCACGGTTGCCGCCATTGAGTCTGATCCTTATGGTGGACGATTTGCTACTGTAAATCCATACACCACAGAGGGCATCAACCTCTCAAAAACTCGAGCTGGCGATTTTGTCCAATATACAAGCCCCGTCACCCGGCAACCATTAACGGTACGGTTTGAAAACGGGCAACTTACAGTTCAGTCCGGCGAGCAAGTAATGCAGGGCGACAACGCAACACAAGCCATCGCAAGATCGTTTGCTGCTGGAACTTTGACTCAGCCTGAATATGACCAAATGGTCAGAGACTTGCGGGGCGCTAGGTCAATGACCGAGGTCTACGACGCTTTATCAAAACCGCAGGCACAGGTTGTTATGGACCCCAAATATGGTTTCCAAGTGGGTCAAGGAAAAACCTTGGCAGAAGCACAAGCAAATGCTGTTCCAATCCAAAACCTTGTAAACCAAGTCAATCTGGGCGTAATGCCCGGCGTATCTACAATCCAAAAGTTAGCCAAGACACAAGGCGTTCCATATGTTTACACGCCAGAGATGTTTGGGATGCAGACCAATGCGCGTGGCGGGTTTGACTATACGGCCACACCAACCTTCTCAACAACACAAACGCCTGGACAAGTGGTCACGCAACAGAATTTCGGCCAAAACCTGCAAAACCTAGTTAACAAAATAACCAACCAGTTTGGTCAGGTATACGATGTAAGAACCCCATTGTCGGGCGGCTATTACTCTGAGCGCGGGTTCGAGCCTACATTTACACCGATTGGAACGGCCCCAACCTTCCGCTCCGGTGTTGCTGGCTATGTTCCGCAAGCCGAGTTGCCGCAAGGCTTCCAGTTTGGAACCAATCAGGTGGTCGCCCCGACCCCAGTATTTACGCCAGGCAAGTTCAATTTAAGTCAGATGCAAAACATGGCAAATATGGGCGAAATTAGGAACAACGCAATTATTGGCTATTCGGCAGACGGACAGCCAATTTTTGCCGCTCCTGCTGCCCCCTCTGATGGAGGCAATGCCTAATTGGACAAAGCTGCAAGAGCGCAGAATTTACTGACCGACGAGTTTTTTACAGATGTTGTAAAAACGCAACGCGAGTTGTATATTTACAACATTGTCAACAGTAGTCCTGAACAGGTGGACGAGCGTGAATCCGCTTACACCAAGCTTCGGGCGCTGGATGAATTTATCGCCACCCTTGAATCCTTGGCTAAACAGCCCGAGGTGGAAAAGAAGCGATGGAAGGTTTTTTAATTTACTAGGAGTCACAAATGGACGACAGCAACCCGCAAGGGACTGCCAAAACCGTAGACCAAGCCGCAGCACAGATTTTTGGGATGCTTGATCCGCAACAGCCTGAAGAGGGCCAAGTTGAGGAAGTAGCAGCAGAAGAGACCGCAGAATATGTGGAATCCGAACCCGAGGAAATGGAAGCCGCATCCGAGGAAGCCGTAGAAGCAGAAGAGCCACCCCGCTACCGTGTCAAAGTTGACAACGAGGAAGTGGAGGTTACGCTTGATGAGCTTTTAAAGGGCTATTCTCGAACTTCGGACTACACCAAAAAGACGCAGACTCTAGCCGAACAGCGTAAGCAAATAGAAGCTGAACGCCAACGGATAGACGAGGCCGCCAAACTGCGTGACCAGTACGCCCAAAGGCTAGGTGTCATCGAACAGATGCTCAATTCACAGCCGGAGGAAAACCTCGCCGAACTCAAGGAAACCGACCCGATTCAATACACGATGAAGGTCGCCGAAAAGATGGAGCGAGAGAAGCAACTTGCGGTAATCCGTCAAGAACGACAGGCGATTGCAGCACGACAGCAAGCGGAGCAACAGGAGCAACTGAAACGACATCTTTCGTCGGAAGCCGATAAATTAAAGTCGGCCATCCCTGACATGGCAGATGAAGTCAAGGGCGAAGTTATCCGTAAGGAAATTAAAGACTTTGCGAAATCTATCGGGTTCTCAGACCAAGAACTCGCGCAAGTCTACGACCACCGCGCTGTGCTGACGCTGTATGAGGCGATGCAATGGCGCAAGTTACAGCAGGGCAAGGTTCAATCTTCTAAGAAGGTTTCTGAAGCCCCCAAAATGCTCAAGCCGGGCACGACTGGTAAACAGACGACGGCAGAGCAGGATGCAGTTAAAAAGCTACAGCAACGGCTCTCCAAGACTGGAGATCGCCGGGATGCTGCCCGATTATTGGAAAAATTCCTTTAAGGAGTAAGAAATGACTGTCCCCTCAAATACCTACCTGCGCTACACCTCGATTGGTGTACGCGAGGATCTTTCTGATGTTATTTATAGCATCAGCCCCACCGACACGCCCATCATGTCGTCTATCGGCAAAACCAAGGCTACCAACACCCTGCACGAGTGGCAGACCGACAGCCTGGCCGCTGCTACGACCAACAACGCCCTGATCGAAGGTGATGACGCTACCGCTGCTTCCCTGTCGCCCACGGTTCGTCTGACCAACTTTACACAGATCGTTGGTAAAACTGTTCAGATCTCCGGTACGCTGGAAGCCGTTGACAAGGCAGGACGTAAGTCTGAGAAGGCTTATCAGCTTGCCAAAGCATCGAGCGAGATCAAGCGTGACATCGAGACCATCCTGACCGCCAACCAAGCCAAGACCAACGGTACGGCTACCTCTGGCGCTCGTAAGATGGGTTCGTTGCTGTCATGGATCACGACCAACGTCAGCAAAGGTTCGGCTGGTACGAACCCGACCGGCGACGGTTCCGATGTACGTTCCGACACCACAACCCGCACTTTCCTTGAGTCCATGCTCAAAGAAGTGGCCCAGGAAATCTTCACCGAAGGCGGCACGCCCAAGATGCTGGTTGTTCCTCCTGGCCTGAAGGCTACGGTATCGGGCTTCCCCGGTGTTGCAGAGCAGCGTTATGTGACCGGCGCAGAGCCGACCACGATTGTTGCTGCCGCTGGTGCATACCTGTCGGACTTCGGTCTCATCTCCATCGTGCCGGATCGCTTTATGCGGACGACCGATGCGCTGATGCTTGATCCTGAGTACGCAGCCCTGGCTTACCTCCGTCCGTTCCAGACCAATGATCTGGCTAAGACTGGTGACTCTGAAAAGACCCAGATCCTTGCCGAACTCACGCTGGAAATGCGGAATGAGAAGGCTCATGGCGGTATCTTTGATATCAAAGCAGCCTAAAGTGTTGTAGAATCGGGGGTGGGCCAGTCCCACTCCCGTTTTTGGAGAACAAGTGTTAAAACTTGGAACTGAAGTAGTCAACGGCGAAGTTAGAACCACCTACGCAGATGGCGAAGGAAACCTAGTCGTCAAAGCGCAAACAAACCTTACCCCAATCATCGAGGCCAACAAAGCGGCCTATAACTCCACAGACGAGCGAACACGATGGGGAGAACTTAGCAGGGTTGCAGAAATACCATTCGCAGTCATAGAAGATCTAAACAAGCAAGGCATTATGCGCGGCTTTGTTGTGCTCGACCAAAAGCGCATGAAGGCGTGGCTAAATAATCCCGATAATCGG